AAGGAGTATTAAGGCGAAGCGGTAAAAATAGCAAAGTATAAGAAAAGCCTCTCATAATTGGGAGGCTTTCTTGTTTAAAATGGATATTCTGGCTTTTAGGCTTTCTTAATAAGGATTTTAATGATTTAAGGCTTTTAAATTTACCTTTTATGCAATAGCCGATCATTCCTTTTTTAGATATTTGCCTTATCCTTCTTCCTGTTTTTAAATTATAGCATTCGTCATATTCATTCCATACGTATTCAGGATGCGTTTTGAGTTCATATTTTACTGTATATGTGACTGTAAATGAATGTATAAATAGGAAGTAAAGGTGAATATATAAAATAGTTACATGCAATTTAATAATTACCTGCGCACTTTGGCTTTTCAAGCCATTAGAAATTTAATTCCCCTTCAATAAGTATAGTGTAATTATCTGCGTAATTTTCGAATATAACATCTATCACTTCAGTTCCTGTAGCTCTATTGTCGCAATCTTCATCGCAAGTGCTCACATCTATTCTAAATGTAATGTCGTAATCTGGATTTTCTAGCAACTTCTCAGCCAATTCATGCGCTTTCATTTTTCGGGTATGGTTTAATTTCGTATCTAAGTTTATTTAATAATTCCTTTTTTCTTTTCTTTTTAGCATTAAAGTAAATGTATCTATGTTTCCTTGGTCTATCTGCGTAGTAGACATTTTCATCGCCGTACTTTTCTCTGACCTGTGCCATTGTCATTCCATGTGCGTATGTGGCGTGATGCTGGTGCTCAAGCCCTTTTACTTTGGGGTCTCTAAATTTTGCACTTAATCCACAATATAAAAAATTAGTAGCTTGATAGACTATGCCTAAATGCCCTTGTTGTATTTCTGCAAAAGAAACCACGATTTCCTTGTCTAGCAATTTTAAAGTATTACCTATTAAAAAGCTTTCAGTATTTTTTGGTGTTCCATCCTCAATCCAAAGCCTTGTAAGTTCATATACATTACTCATTTCTTCTGGTCCACAAATACCTTTTAGCAGGGTGCTGCTACAGCTAATTCCATATATAACAACTCCAACAATACTATCCTTCTCGAATAACCCATAAGCCTTGCTACATGGTGCCCTCCTGTGTAAATAATGGTTTTTAACAACCATACCTGTTGCTGTTCTGTAGTCTATCTGTTTTATTGTGTATCGTTCTTTTAAAGTCATAAAAAAATCCTCCCTAAAAAATAAATTAAAACTGTTCACTTCGTCATGTAACAACTTATAAATTGCAAGCTCATTCTTCGCTCGATAACTTATAAATTGATTACTACCCTAAAACTTTACTCCCTAATTCGCACATTATAATCAGATTCTTTTCCAACTCTGCAATGCGCTTATCTTTGGTTTCGATTTCAACGTTAAGCTCATTTATAATCACAGACTGTTTCTTAAATTGTGATGGTTCTATACATTCAACATACTCAGGAATCTTAACCAACTCTTTACCATCCCAATGGTAGCCGTTAGCGTGTTCTGCTTCGATTAGCTTGGTTATTTCTTCTGGTGTAATCTCAGCTAATGTTCTGTAAGATGCCCATGTGCCGTGATTTGTGAAAAACGAACCATCAATATTGCATGATGATATAACATTTAATGTGCCAGCCTCAACCCTTGTTAAATGGGTTATATTTCCATCTCTAACCGCAAAAACATCACAGCTATTCACACTAACCCCCAAAGCCTCCTGGGCTTCGTAGGCTTCTTTAACCGTGTCAAAGATATTCCAAAACTTCGTTAAGTCTGAATTCTCTGAATCATGAAGCGATGAGCTATTAGTCAATATGTTATTATTACCATAAGTTGCCACACTGCTTATTGATAATCTGTAATCATTGTACTTTTTAGTGTATTCAAATATAGCTTTCTTATACACTTCTAATTCGCTGTTGTTAAAATTAGTTCTTAGCATTTTATTTTGGTTTGAATTAATACTTCTCAAATCTAAGCCTTATTTATTTACCTATCAAATCGATTAAATCTATCAGATTTTAAATGATATAGATATGTCTGTATTTTTGATTATATTTATAGCAAATTAAACATCATGATAAAGAATCAAGGTTTTAGGCTCTTAGAAGCTTTTAAGACTCAATGGTTGCCAGATAATGGATATCTGAACAACGGGGTTAACGATTACCCTAGAATTGAGGTGTATATGAGTTCGGGCGGTGGCCAGATAGATAAAGGTGATAATTCGAAAACAATCGATATCGTCTTTGATGTTATTACGGAGAGTTTTGACACGGGAGAAGTTATGGCGATTAGTGAGGTTCTACAAGATAATCTAATTAACAACCCTATCGAGGTTGACGACTTCAATGTAGATGCTGTTATTTATACGGGAGATACACCATTAACAGAAGAGAACGCAGACGACAATAGAACGATTAACAGGAATTTATTAAATTATCAATTTACATTAACACAAATTAATTTTTAAGTCATGGCAAAAGTAAACGGTAGAAAATGGCTGGTGTATGAAATAATTACAGCCACAGCAACAGCGATACCTCTAGGGACAACCGCATCGCTAAATATTAATAATAATGTGATAGACGCTTCCGATAAAGACTCGGGAGGTTGGCGTCAGTTAATAGATGGTCAGCGTGATTGGGATGTTAGCATGACAGCTAATTACGATCAAGAGCAAGCGAAACAGATGGGGCTTATAGATGCAATTTTAAATGTAACAACATCGACAGAAAGAACTATTGGTATTGGTCTTGACGATGCGGTGGGCGACATACTTTTCCAGGGTCAAGCGCTTGTGGCTTCAACTCCGATATCTGGAGACAATGAGGCGTTGGTGACAATTGATTATGATTTCCAAGGAACCGGAGAGTTAACTAAAACAACAAAACAATAATGAATTACTGTGATGTAATTATAAATAGTGAATCCTATGGCGTACTTTTCGGGGTGCGCTATTTGGAAGTTCTTAAGAGAAACAATATAAAGATCACATCCGATGAAAATGATCAGGAAAATACAATTAAAACTGTTTTTGCTGGAATTATAAATAATTGTGAGCTAGATGGTGTTGAGTGTGATTTAAAATATAAGGATGTTGTTATTTGGGCTGACAGCAAGGAAGGATTTAAGGAGTTTGAAAAGGCTGTAAAGTGTTTTTATGATTCAACAATAATGGGTAAGCCCGTAAAAGAACTTGTTGGAGAAGTAAAAAAAAAGAAAAAGAAGAGGACGATACTTGGGCGGCTATTTGCGAAAACTGTATAGGTGATCTTGGGCTTAGATATGGTGATCTATACACTCTTTCTTTGGGTGAGTATCACGTAAAAATGAGAGCTTTAAAAAGGAGTAGGGAAGTTTTGTATGATAATACAAGGCTTATATTGTTTGAGTTGATAAATGGCAACCCTAATATTAAAAAATCATCCAAACCAAGAAGAATTACAGATATTTTTGAGCTGAGTATAGATGTTAAAGTAGATATTGAACCATTTAGGATATCGCAAGAACAAGCTAAAAACCTAAAGGTGAAAAGGGGTTGGAACATACCGGAATGCTTTATAAAACAACAAGATGGCGAATAATATAATAAGTAGGTTAAAAGTTTCTTTAGGGTTAGATAATTCTAAGTTTAAATCAGGGCTTAAGGACTCGGAGAAGAAAGCCAAGGGTTTCGGTAAGACTATGAACACGATAGGTAATGCAATAAAAGGTGCGCTTATTGGGGTTGGTGTTGCTGCTGCCGCTAGGTTTACATCCGAATTAATTAAACTGTCTGGCGAAGCTGAAGGTGTTCAAAGGGCTTTTGATAGAATAGGTGGGCAGGACGTGTTTAACGATCTAAAGACAGCAACTAGGGGTACTGTTGCTAACTTAGAATTAATGAGAAAGTCTGTTGCTGCTGAGCAATTAGGCTTATCTTTAGAAGCATTGCCAAAATTGTTTGAGTTTGCAACCGCCAGGGCAGCCGAAACAGGTGCATCTGTCGATACGCTTGTTGAGAAAATTGTTGTGGGTATCGGTAGAAAATCGCCTCTCATCTTGGATGATTTGGGTATTAGTTCATCAAGGCTGAGGGAGCAATTAAATGGTGTAAGTTTAGCATCTGCATCTGTCGGTGATATATCTGAAGCTGTTGGAAGAATAGCAACCGATGAACTTAATAAGATAGGTAACGCAGCAACCACAAGCGGTCAAAAAATACAATCATTATTAGCAAATTGGGAAAATTTAAAGCTATCTATAGGTAGAGCAATAACAGCATCAAAAGAATATGCTTTTATATCTGATGTTATATTTGACATTAATTCTGGATTTGGTGAGG